GCGCTCCGCTAATGGTAGTTGTATTTGGAACAGTCAATCCATTACCATCTGGGCAATAGATAAGTTCACCATTTGTCGCAGATGATGGCAGTCTATCAGTCCCGTATTGGTCAACAAGACTTGTGACTGGAGATAATTCTGAACTACCTAATTTAATTGGCATGACTAGAGTAATTCCGTTTCAGCTTCGTCTTTTGATTCAAACCATTTCCACCCGTCCTTCGGATATGTTTCTTGGTCTTTGTTTTCGCGGGACAATGTGAAATCAGGATGATAAACATAGTTCACCGCAAACAATAATTCCTCTCCATCCAACTTGTAAAATCCAGATGTGTCTTCCATAAAATTAAACAGTTACAGTCCAGCCTTTAGCAGTAGCTATTGCGGGGTTGTGAGTTGCGGTTCCAAAGTTACCAGTTACTGTGATTGTCTTTCCTGTTCCTGTTGCAGAGAGTGCGGTATAAATCGAGTTAAGCTCTGTTCCAGACAGCATACAATTTGCAAAGCTAGTGCTTGCGTTGATTCCAGTAAAGCCAGCAGATTTAAGTGAGTTACAACCATTGCACAACGATGTTGCGGTTGCTCCAGATGGGATGTTCACAGTTCCAATAGATGGCAACGCATAGCAGTTCTCAAACATAGCGTTTACGCTAGTTGCGGCTGGAAGAGAAAGCGTTGTAATGTTCGTTTCTCGTAAATTCAAGCATTCCCTAACTAAGTTTGTTCCAGTAACAAGATTAGTTAAAGTCCAGTTTCCTATTGCCAATTCTGACAGAGCATTACAAGCATTGAAAGCATTGTTCAGAGTGGTTACATTGACCATGTTCCATGCGGAAACATCAATTTTAGCTAGACTCACACAATCAAAAGCAAAGAATGCAAAACTTGTGCAGGCTCCAGTATTCCATCCAGCGCATCGAATCTCCAAAAGTGCTTTGCATGATCTGAACATATTGCCCATTCCAGTTACTGCCGCTGTGTTCCATGTTGACGCATCAATAACCTGAATGGATTGGCAGTTGAAAAACATTGAATCAAAGCTGGTTATTGCTGTTGTAATCCATTGAGCAGAATTGATTTCGCGGAGTGCCGTGCAGTTATAAAACATTGAAGCGGCAGTTGTTATATTTCCCCATGAAGTAATGTTTACTCTTTCAAGGAAGGCGTGTCGGACGGGCGCGCCTCCGATGAACAACCTTTGACCAGTCAAAAGGTTCGGTAGGTTAATGTTCATATCTAACCAACCCGTACTGTAAGATTGTAATCCGCTAATGGCAGTATATTTTTCAGAAAAGAATATTTGCGTAAAGCTGCTTCCAGATGGTGGAGTTATGGTTACAATAGCCTGTCTGTATCCTCCAGAAGTTATTGTTGCAGATGAAACATTATTCCAATCGTAATTGTGATTTGTAATCGCATTGCTGACGGCAGATTCCACAACGCCATCACCCCAGTCAATAGTGTAGTTAGCTCCACTCAATGTGGAAGCCCTTACTGTGGCGAAGTTGGTAGTATTGTTAAATACTGCATGAATACCTTTTACAGTCCCAGATGCGGCTACTGGCAATGTCAACCAATCTGTCGGACGAGTCCAAGTAGATGCGTCACTCTGGAATAGTGGAGTTGTTCCCTGATATGCTTTAATGTAGGTAGCCATTATGTTTTAATGAAGTAAATGGTATTGGGGTCTTTGGGAGAAACAGCATCGTATTCGGCTTGAGTCAATGCGCGTAGTGTATTTACTGGAGTAGTGTCAGTTTGTACATTTTGAACAACGCCAGAAATCGAAGCAATTGTTTTATTCTGCCAAGTCTGTGTTGTTGAGTTGTATGACAAAACATCGTTGTTAGCCAATGTTAAAGAGTCAATCTGAACATTGTGGAGTTCATTCAATTCATATCCATTCTGAATTTCAACGAATACTTCACCAGCACCACCAGATTTCTTCTGCACAAATCCAACGAGAACCAAGTGTTGCGGTGCAGATGGTTTAATGTTTGTAAATGCCCCTGCCGTTGTAGGAGAAAGATAAAGAATATCACCATCGTTAAATGCGTTTGTATTTACACCTTTAACAACACCAAAAGTTGTAATGAAACCCTGTCCATTAATTGCCATCGTTTCGGCAACAACGCCAATCGTGCTGGCCGAATTAGCATCATTATTGGCTTGGGCTTTTTTAACAAGGAGGTTCACGCCATCCGCGCCAGATATATATACAACATCACCAACAGAAAGAGAAGAACCTTGATCGTTCTTAACAAGGATGACATTTTCTTGACCAACGGAAAGATTAACATTTCCGCCTTTCAACCCAAGCTCGACAGTCCCATCAACATCGTTCCAAGCCATTTGGTATTGCGTTACACCAGAAGTATAGGTTGGATCAAACTCAATGTAGTCAATTGTAAGATTAGATGGAATAACGCCCGTAGCTCCTGTTGCGCCTTGAGTTCCTACGCCAGTAGCTCCTGTGGCTCCATCCACGCCAGCAACACCTGTACTTCCTGTAGCACCATTCGCGCCAGCAACACCCGTAGCCCCCGTTGATCCTGTCAAGCCTTGAGTTCCAGAAGCAAGAAGCCTCCAAGAAAACCATGTGTTAAGATCAATCGTATTTTGAACCCCTTGTGCAAATGGAGTTGCTGTTGCAAAGTTTCCGTAATGACGAAGATTTATTACATCGCCAACCTCAAGTTTGAAAGTAGAAACAACGCTTTGAGTGTAACTTTGAGTTGTTGCTGTTAATGCAGTTTGGCCAATAACAACCTGTTCTGCATTTGGAGAACGAGTAATATCAATCGAGACAACTTTACTATTACTTGTATTCCATGTTGCCGCATTCGCATTGACAGAAAGATTAAACTCAAGTTGATAAAGCCCAGCTTGAACTACTACGAAATCTGTTGATCCATTCGTATGTGTAATTAATCCATTGTCATTGTTCCAGGCTGCATTTTGGTCAAATGTAATATCAGTATTTCCATTTGTTAAATTTTGGTTTGCGCTTTTGTAATAGGTAGCTTGATAAAGAGGAGCAGTTGTTCCAGCAGGACCAGTCGCTCCTGTGGAGCCTGTGGAACCTTGGATGCCTGTTGCGCCAGTAGCTCCATCTGTTCCAGCAACACCTGTTGCTCCTGTGCTACCAGTCGCTCCATCAATGCCAGAAATTCCTGTCGATCCAGTTGCCCCTGTTGCTCCATCATTTCCTGCTAAACCAGTAGCTCCAACTAAACCAGTTGCTCCACCATCTGCTACTGGGGTCCATGACGCATTTATTGAACCTGGTGTTGGGGGAAATCCTGGATTTAATGGATTGCCTGATCTATAATAATAACCACCAAGATAAGTTACAGCATCTCCAATATTATATGAAAATCCATTATTGTATGCTGTAGCTGGCAGTGTCCATGGTGTAGGACCAGTGCTTCCATCTAAACCAGTAGCTCCTGTTGGACCAACATTACCTTGAATGCCAGTTGCGCCAGTACTTCCGTCTGCGCCATTTAAGCCTGTTGCTCCACTTGCTCCTACATTGCCTTGTATTCCAGTAGAACCTGTAGCCCCATCAATGCCAGAAATTCCTGTGGCTCCTGTTGCGCCAGAAGAACCAACAGATCCTGTTGCTCCAGTTGAGCCTTGAGATCCAGTAACTCCACTTGATCCTTGTATTCCAGTTGCGCCAGTACTTCCGTTGGTTCCTGCAATTCCCGTAGCACCAGTGCTTCCATTTGTTCCAGCTATACCTGTAGATCCAGTTAATCCAATTGCACCAGTAGCTCCAGTGCTTCCAGAAATACCAGTAGCACCAGTGGCTCCAGTGGCTCCTGTAGCACCATTTCCACTGCCTCCACCTCCACCAAGCGCAGTATTAGCTGTTATTTTATATAATAAATTCCATTCACCATCGCCTTTTTCTGGCAGAAAGTGACCTGTATTTGTAGCTATTTTTGCTAACAAATTGTTTCTTGAATCAGCTTTTGAAGGTACTTGTGCCATATTATTTATAATTTCTAAATGATATTAAATTTTAGTCAATTGTATTTTAACCTAATGCACTTGTAATTTGTTGTCCAGTTACAGCTACAGTTGATGCATTTGCTAATCTTTCTCCAATAGATCCAGATGTTGTCATTCCACTAGTTAGTGAATTCCAAATCGCAGTTTGAGTTAATACAGCAGTTCCAGTTGTTGCGTCTACTGGAACTCCATAAGCTACACTTGATGGAGAAGGGATATACGCAGTTCCTGTTAATGCTCCACTTGCATAAGTTACTCCAAAACGAACATCTGTAATAGCTGGCATTTGACCTTGAGTTCCATCAACTAAAGTCTTTGATCCTGCGGTGTCGCAATAATTGAATTTTGCTGTATTAGTTGATAACTTTTTTAAACGAAATGCTGTTCCACTTGTTGGAGACATTCCAAGTGTTCCATATTCTATTTCCTCAATATTTATTATGCCTAGTCCAGAATTTACTGCTCCAACAGCGGCAGTTATACCAATAGATCCTGGACCATAATTATTTCCAACAACCTTACGAATTGAAATAGCTCCCGTGCTTGCATTCACAACACCAGCACCACCATTTCCTCCTATTGCTGATCCTAATATAGAAACAATTCCAACTCCTGCATTATTTAATCCCAATGATGTTGTTGTTGTTCCTCCAATACAGTTACCAGTTACATTAACTGTTCCTCCAGCAGCATTGTTTAATCCATGCGCTGACGATGATCCTCCTTGGCAATACCCAGAAATATTTATTGTACCAGTTGAGGCATTTTGTAATCCGTGTCCACTAGATGTTCCTCCAGTACAATTACCATTAACTGTAATTGTTGCTGCTCCAATATTATTTATTCCGTGTGTGCTTGTGCTACTTCCACCTCTTAGATTTGTATTTGTAAGAACGAGCGCAGAAGAACTGGAATAGCTTATCCCCATTATTGAAGCCCCTGTTCCCCCTTGGATTGTTGAATTATTAACCGAAAGGTTCATGCTGCCAGTTGGTTGACAATTAACTCCATGACCACCTCTTCCAGTAATATTTCCAGTTATGCTTAGTGTCGATCCCGATGCAGCAGTAATTACATTGACTCCGTTTGCACCAGAAACAGTTCCACCTAAAACATTCCCTGTAATGTTTACAACAGCACCACTAGATTGCAATTGAACTCCATCTGATCCATTACTACTCCCTCCTGTAACATTCCCTGTGAGATTCAATGTGCCTCCAACTCCAACAGCAAAACTTGCTCCAGTCGTGCTACCAGTTACATTTCCAATAATTGTTACAGTTTGTGGGTTAGGACCAGCAAAAATGGCAGCATATCCTCCAGTTGCTTTTGATTGAATATTTGCTGTTATAGTGATATTGTTAGAAAAAAGATACCCGCCACCTGATACTCCAACTTTGCTCAACAAATCGCAAGATGTGTTTGCTGTTATGCTAATATTATGTCCAGCTTGACATTGTGCCTCGTCACCAATAGTAGGAACGACTCCACCAACCCATGTTGTGGGACTACTAAAATTTCCTGTTTGCGCTGAAAGAATTACGGCCATATATTATATTTTTTCTAAGTATATATTAAAGTATATCTATCTACCCAAGAACCAGTAGCACCAAGTGTAGATACAATTGATCCAGCATTATTTGTTTCACTTCTTTTTACTGACCAAATTCCAGTTGATCCAGTCGATCCAGATGGAGCACGACCAATGTAAACATATGGAATTGGACTTGAAACAAAATCACTTGCTGTTGTGAATACTGGTGCTGATGCTCCCGTTGCGCCTTGAATTCCAGTTGCGCCTGTTGGTCCTACATATCCAGTCGCGCCTGTTGGTCCAATGTCTCCTGTTGCTCCAATGTCTCCTGTTGCTCCAATGTCTCCTGTTGCTCCAACTCCAGTTGCGCCAGTTGGACCAACATCTCCAGTCGCTCCTTGTCCAGTTGCGCCAGTAGCTCCAACATTACCAGTTGCGCCAGTTGGACCAACATCTCCAGTAGCACCTTGTATTCCAGTAGCACCTTGTATTCCAGTAGCACCTGTAGGACCAATATCTCCAGTAGCACCTAATGGTCCAGTAGAACCAGTTGCTCCTTGTATACCAACTGCACCATCTAAGTTAATTTCCCATGGGAATAAATTAGTTCCACTTCCAGAAGAAAGTTGTACATTGATTATTAATTCCCCAGTTATTTGATTATATGATGCAACACCTCCTCGCATTAATTGAGTTGATGAATATGCAACAATAACATTTTGTGATAAAGAAAAATCTAAAAAAAGATCATTTGTGTAAAGCGTTATATTTCCACTTGATACAATTGTTAATGGAGTATTGCTTTTTGTATGATACCTGTCTCCATCAGCACCAGTTGATCCAGTTGCACCTAAAACACCAGTGGAACCTATTGGTCCAGTAGCACCTGTAGGTCCAATATCCCCAGTTGATCCTTGTATTCCAGTTGATCCCTGTATTCCTGTAGAACCAGTTGGACCAACATCTCCAGTTGCTCCTTGCCCTGTAGCACCTGTAGATCCCTTAATTCCAGTTGAACCTTGTAATCCAGTTGCGCCATCTAATCCAGTTAAACCAGTTGCTCCAGTTGCTCCATCATCACCAGATATTCCAGTTGATCCAGTAAGACCAGTTAATCCAGTTGGACCAACATCTCCAGTCGCTCCTTGTCCAGTTGCGCCTTGTGGTCCAGTTGCGCCTTGTATTCCAGTTGCTCCAATTCCAGTAGCACCTGTAGATCCTTGTCCTGTAGCACCTTGAATTCCAGTGGAACCAGTTGCTCCAGAATATGAATATAATGCCCATTCTGTAGGATTTAATGCTGGATCAATAAGTGGATTAGTTATTAAATTTAAACTAACGTATGTATTGTTATTAAATGGAGATATAGCAACAGTGCCTTTATTGTAAGATGATGCAACCCATAATCCAATAAAATTCAATATAGTTCCAGTGGCTCCCTCTGGTCCAGTTGCTCCAGCATCTCCAGTTGCGCCTGTTGGTCCAATGTCTCCTGTTGCCCCAACTCCAGTTGCACCATCTGGTCCAGTTGCGCCAGTTGGTCCTTCTATGCCTGTTGCTCCAGTCGATCCAGCACCTGTAGCCCCTTCTGGACCAGTTGCACCAGTTGATCCTGTAATTCCAGTTGCGCCAGTTGGTCCTCCACTTGGACCAGTTGCGCCTTGTGGACCTGTTGCGCCACAAATGCGAGTTGATGCAATTGCTGTATTTTCAGTTATTTTATATAGTAAATTCCATGAACTATCATTTATTTCAGGAACAACTGGACCAATGTTTAAAGCAATCTTCCTTAAAAGATTGCTTTTAGAATCGGAGTTTTCTGGAAGCAGTGCCATTTAATTAAATCATGCCTAGCTTTTTAGCTTTCTCACTCAACTGAGATGCATACCCTTGTTCCTCTTGTGGAGGTTCAGACATATCATCTTCATTTGGTTCAGGCATTTCTTCGTCTGATTCTCCAGAAAGAGGAAACCCATCAACTGCAACTAAATAAAATTTACCTTCGCCATCATAGCGAATTTTTGCGAGAACTTCCTTCTCCTCTCCATCTTTCATATTTGAATAATCAAATCCTTCTGGAGCATTAAATTCAACATTGCCTTCAGCAGATTCATTTTCCATTTCGTTCTCACATGCTGGACAACCTTTATCACCGCATTCTTCACACATACCCTTACCCTTTTCTCCACCCTTACCAACTCCAATAATAATCGCCATTCCGTTTTTATCTTTCATAATTTTTATTTGCTAATTTTATTTGAAGTGAGGGGGGATAGAACCCCCTCACCTCAAGTTGGATTTTAAACTACCCTAACTCTTACGAGCAAGTCGAGTAGATTGTTGCTGGAGTGCAACGCTGATGCATAATTGCATAACCCCATTCAGGACGCTTAACTTGCGAACCTTGCATGAACAAGGCAAAGAAGTAGCCATTGATTCCAAGAATGTTGTCGATGTTATCCTTGTTGTTGATCCAAGTGAACTCACCACGATAGTTAACAGGATCGAATTTCAATCCGCTACCAGGGCTAGTAATAACTTGAGCAACACGGGATGTGTAGACATTCGGGTTGTAGATGAAGCTAACTTCGTAAGGAGCCGAGCGATAAGCAGGGTTAACTACGGATTTAAGTCCAGTCGAAGCTGCGGCAGTCGTGAAGAATGGCACACGAACAAATGCACCACCAACGAAGTCGTAGCGAGGAGCTTGACGATCAACCAAGTGGACGAAACCACTGTAGCTGAATGCAGCACCAAATGGTTTGATTAACTCATCGACCTGAGAAGAGAAGCGAAGATCCTGACGGATATCTGCATTCTGTTTCTTGAGGTAGTTGCTAGTTTCTGGCGAGCAGATAAGAGCATACTGAGGTTCACCATCAACCATTGCATAATGACCTTCTGCGGCATCGCGGCTCAGATCGAGATAGAACTGATCCAAGATACCTTGGTCCAATGCAAACAAAGGAGCCACGGATGGGAATGCTTGGTTAGTTCCAGATGTGGACATAGCCAAAGAATCGGCAACATCCAGAACAACTTTGTTACCAGAGAGACGAGAAAACTCATCACGATAACGATTGCTCCAGAACCACTGAGAGTTCTCTTTAAGAACTTTAACTTCACCAGCAAGCTGTTCTTCAGCTTTCCATGCGGTACGAAGATCGTTCACACAGAAACCAGGGCTACGAATAGCAGCCTGTTGAAGATTGTAGCTGCGAAGAGTACGGGCAAAATCAACAACCTGTGGGGTTGGGCTACAGGAGTTACCAGTGCCAGTGTTTGTTCCAACGTCTGCCCATGCTGTAGATCCAGCATCAGGAACAGTGGAACGCTCTTGAACTAAAGTTTGAATAGTTTCACCCATTCCAGCAGGAAATGTATCCTGTTTAACAAGGCGATTCCATGGATCAGTTGCGATCAGTTTAGCGGAGATCATTTCTCCGATACGACCAGCTTCTTGCTGAAGCTGATTATTTACGTTATTTAAAGGTACGGACATATATTTTTATTTCTAATTTATTTTTGTTAAATTTGTTTTTACTAAAAAACTTTAAAATTAAAGTTCTATAATAATTTCACTATCCTATACCGAGCCACTGTATAAGCCATTGAGGTGTTTATTAAAGCTCTATTAATTTGTACTGATTTATGGGTCAGCGTCCATGATATAGTTATTTCAACAGATAATATCAATCTGCAATTTAATCGTTACGTTATTGTTAAAAATAATGCAAGCTTTTTTTAACAAAAAAAGAGGATGCTTTTAACATCCTCTTTCTTCATTAATGTTATTTGTTTTAAGTTGCCATTCTTGACACTAGACCTTTAACAAAAGCATCTGTATCAATCTTACTATAATCAACAGATTTCATAGACTCTTGTGGAGTACGTGGGGAATTTCCACTATTAACAGATGGTGATGAACTCCTGATTTTTACATTATTTTCTTTTGTTTCATTTAACTGAGATTTCAATGTATTGATCTGTTCAATCAAGTCAGGCAATACAGTTGCACCAAGAATGCCATACACCTTTAGGTTTTCAGGCCATGAATCATAATCCATGAGTTCTTTTTTAAGAAGATCTGAATTAGGACGTTTATCTTCTGGAAGTAAATTAAATACTTTTTCAGTTATCTTAGGAAGAACTTCAGAAATAGCACTTTCACGTTGAGCATAATATTGCTCTTGTTGAATCTTTGCTTCTTTATTTTGATTTTCTAAAGATGCTTCGTATGCTAATTTTGAATTAGACTCAATATCAGCTTTTCGATTTTCAATTTGAAGTAAGTTATCAGCTAACGCCCAAACTTTTGTTTTATCACGTTCAGACCAGTCTGCAATAACAGATTCTAATTCCTGTGGATTACCATTAACGTCAGCTTGAATTGCATTAATCAATGCACCAGCGTCAGTTTGATTTCGTTTAGCAAAATACTCCACATCACTAATAATTCCATTAAGTGGTTGCGTGATATATTGATCCCATTCCTTTGTTGCTTGAACTCTTGTAAGATAAAGTTCATTATCAATTGAATCACGTTCACGTTGAATTTCTTCAAGGTTTGCTTTTAATTCAGCAACTTCTTTAGCTTGCTGCTCAAATTCTTCGCCTCGTTTTTTTAATTCAGATAATTCTTTTTGAGCGTTTTTTAAATCAACCTCTGCTTGTTTTAATTCTTTCCAACGAATTTTAGCTTTATCTTCTTGAGGTTGAGATTCTGATGTAGATTGATTTTCCTCTTCAGGTTGAGATTCCTGTTCAGTTTGTTCTACTTTCTGATTATCCTCATTTTTTACTTCATCTTTCTTACTGCTATCAACATAATTGATTTCTTTATCAGTTGTGTTTTTATCTAAAGGTGCAGTAGGAGTTCTTTCAATACTTGAATCGACATTTAAATCAAGCCTTCCAATAGAATCAATTGCTCCACGAAGATTAGAAATAGCTGAATCTGAGGAAAATGATTCTGCGGATTCAGGTGCGCTTACGTTTTGTTCTGTCATATTTATTATTTAATTTACTTCTTAATAGCGGCACGATGACGTGCTGCCCATGGTTTCGTTTTAGTTGTAGAGCTTTTGACTGCTGGTTTAGGTTCAGTCATTGGCTTAACTGCCATTGGTTTTTTTTCCATATATTTATTCCTGTTGATTGTTTCCTACCATTGATAGCTTTTCAGCTTCGTTTATTTCATCAACTGAGTATAGCCCAGTTGAGAAAAGTTTTTGTCTAGCTTGAACGATATATTCTTTATCTAATTCAGAATTCTTTTGAGTGGATAATTTAGTAAGAGATTTTAACTTTTGATAAAACATGTCAGCACCAATAGCTTTTGCTCCTTCAATTACCATTACATCCATTAAATCAATTCCAACAGTTTGTCTTGGTTCTTTAGGTACGCATTCTTGTTTAACAATCATAAATGCTTCATTAAGTAATGGATTGTTTAATAGTTGCTCTAAATTTAATACCTTATCTGAGTTTAATTGAAACTCTTGTCTTGATGTCATATGCGGATTCCTTGACGTTGTATTTTACTAGCAGCTTCAGCATCACGGATAGCTAGTTTTTGTGATGCATCTTGTTGTTTCATTACCATACGTTGATTATGTTCAATCATATCCATTTGAAGTTTAGCTTCACGTTCTGCTCGTTGAGCTTCTATTTTAGCTAATGCAACAGCATCAATTTGTGGTTGCTCTTGTTGTTGAGCTTGACCCATCAACTGCTCTTGTTGTTGCGCTTGCTGTTGTTCTCCCATTAATTTTTGAACTTTTAATGTTCCATTGTGAAGAATCTCATCCGCATTTTGTAACTCTTTTCTAAACATAGCAGATTGTTCACGCATAGTTGGATCACTAGACAGACGTTCAACGTGTTGAGAGAAGTGTTGGTTGAGAGTATTGATTCCTTCAAGCATTGAAGCAATAGACATTGGATCTGCAACGAGTGCATCTTGAGCTTGCTGAACAAGAGGTTGAAGTGCCTCAAGGTGGACCTTAGCATGTACAAGATCATTCTGACCATCCAGAACTTGGATTTGACCACCCATAAGAAGCACGTTGTTTTCAACTTGAGCAAGTGATGCATCAAATGTTGGCTTATCCTCTTCACCTGGTTGTACTGCATAACGTGATGCATTCTCATATCCAGCAGTCTCGGATGCAATATCCCAAATAAGATTCTGCTTTCCGAAATCAGGTAATGAACCAAACATTCCCATCAACCTATCAAAAGCAATCATACGTGACGCTTCAGATCCCGCTCCAATTGGTTTAGTAATACGTAACCGATCAACATCTAATTCAAAGAATGCTTTAAGATAACGATCACGATCACCAAATCCATCGCTTCCTCTACGCAGTAAACGCTTATGAAGTCCAGCAATATATGAGCCACCTGGTTCCCGTGCATCAAAGTCTTTACGTTTCATCCTGCGGACCATTTCTTTAATCAAAGATTCCCATGGGTCAAAGAATAGATTCAATGCAGATACAGACATCTTGGCGATATTGCCCAATTCTGCACGGACTTGTGTGGCAGACTTCTCTGTGCTAGTATTAACTAAAGATTCCGTATTGTAAGCAGATGTACGTTCACGGAAAATCTGCGTGAAAGCATTTACAATCGGTAATGATCCATTACTTACATTAGGAACTATAGTATCCTTAATAACGTCAATATTAGGAGAAAGTAAATTATAGATTCCATTTGGCATGAACTGCATTTCCTGCAATGCCGTCTCATCTTTAGGCTGGAATGTAGGAGCGGAACCGAATGATGCAATCTCAAGCAACGAGCAATAAGCGCGATTTAATGCGCCATTAAGCGCAAATACATCGTAACCTTGACCACGTACACCATGGTAATATCCATTCGTTCCTACGCCATATGTAAATACTGTATATGCTTGGAAGCTATTATCAAAGCGACCGATCTTTTTAAACATGAATTGTTGTACTGCATTATCATCAGAAATCATGTAGTGCGATACACGTTGATCAAATTCAGTTACCCATAAATGAACTACACGTATAGATTGTTGATTTGCTGCTTGTGTCGTAAAAAATAAATCGTTGTTGCGAAGTTCTGTTTCTAACTTTTCCCAATCATACTGACGAAAATTATAATAATTGTTATTATTATTTACGCATGAAATAATAGCTTTCTTGCAAACCTCAACATCAAACCCATGTAGAGTTGCCATCTCTTCATCTTTAATAAGTTGATATAATTGTGTTGGAGAATAAAAGCGAAGACAAGCAGCTACATCAATATTTTCCTGACCAATCTCAGTTTTGCGTGGGATTTTAAAGTCCGACATATCAGTTGCTTTCCAACGCCAATCCCATTCATCATTGAACAGAGCAAGACCAACCCCATGTTTAATAAAACTGTTGCATAGTTTTAAATAGGTTGGAAAGAAGTTGCGCCATGATCTAATGCATGCAGTTACTTCTTGAGCTACAACTTGCTCAAGTTCGTCACGTTCATTTATGTTTCCGTAATTAGTGTTGCAACTAAATAATGTTTGTGGAGCATTAATGATGTCAGTATATCCAGCAATAGCTGTATCTAAAACTTGTTTTGCAAATCCCCAAGAGACGTTTACACGATATGACTGACCAGCATTAATTAACGCACGTTCATCGTATGGACGCTCATTATCATAAGCCGCATCAATTTTACTGCGGTCAAAAGCGGACACGGCATCTGCCCTACGTAATGTCTCCCAAATCTCATATGCTGATTTCGCGTCTTTAATCCTAGATTCTGGTGGTTTACCAGTATCTTTTGAAAGTGTCTCTAATGCATCGCTCATTCTTCTTGTTCCTTATTTTTTATGGACAACCTATTTTTTCTTTTAGCTTTGTTAATTGAAATAATACGATCCTGTTTTTCTTCAAACTCTTCTACAATATCTTCAGCATCTTCAACAGATACTTGTTTTGCAATATTCATATTATTATTTTTATTATTGTTCAACAATAAGTTAAATAAAGATTCATCTTTACACCCATGAATTACAACGCAATCGTCATTTAAAGTGTTATTGTAATGGTTGTCCCATGCTGAATTAGAAATAGAATCACATATAATTGAATCATTTTGTTTACGATAATTATTTGTTCTCCAGTTATTTTGAATTAATTTAGAATCATTTAATTCTTTTGTTGTATACCATTGGATTACAGAAGTCCAGTGTCTATTAGTTAATGATAAAGAAGAAAGAACTGGAATGTCACAAATATTAATTGAGTAAACTCCAACGCTAGACATCTTAGGTCCAGAAATTGATTCTGGTAAAAGCTCCCCATTTTTCCCCTCGTAGTTACGTTCTTTAACTCCTAAGAAAATTTTAGGTGTTCTTTTTTCCCGAATAGCTTTAGTTGTGTCAGCATAGTATTCAGTAGAAATCGTGTCTAGCCAGTTAGGTTTAATTGGCATCGAATCTAATTCAAACCAAAAAAAGCTATCATGTTCTTTTTTTCCTTTCAAAAAAGCGCATGTTTGCTGGAAATAATAGTTACATGCCATTGGATAACCTAGCATGTTATCATTAATCAAATGAATCTTTGATGTTAGAAATAAATGCTTAACATCATGCTCAAGCCCTTCAATTTCATTTTGATTTTCTTTTGATCCAATAACTAATAGGTCATGGTCAGCACCAACTGGAAATTTATTTATGATAGATTTAAATTGTTCTATCAGATGTTTGTCATGTTTTGATACAGGTATTACTAATAACATATTATTTTAAATTACTTACCATTTAGTTTTATCTGCCCAATATGCTGCTGACATTTTTCCTTTTGCTATATTTTTAGAATGTCTTGCTTTGAATGATTCTCTGCGTTTTTTATCAGAAGAAGACTCACCTTCTTTCTTTGGAGAACCAGATACTCCTTGTTGCCCAAATCGAATTGTTTTAACTTTAGATCCTTCTTTAGCTAAAACAACATGACTTTTAGTTGGATGACTAGGTGTACGTTTGGGTTTATTTACTCCAGATACACCAAGACGATCAATAGATGATTTAATAAGTTCACTCATTGTTCATTAATGATTATAGTAATTTGCTGCCTTAACCAATCAGAAAAATTAAGTTTCTTTTTTAAAAGCAATGCTGCTCTGAATTTCATCCATTCAGAAGGTTTTAGTTTTGCAACTACTCTATGTGTTGATTTTTCTTCCACAAAACATATCCTACATAAAGTATATAAGTATGCAATAAAAAAATTGCAGTCACCTAATATATTTGATAATTTATAAAGCATGACATCAGTTCCAATCTACGGACTCCCTATTGAGGGATACATCCACCAGTATGACTTTAACTGGAAAAAAGGCACACATCAGATAGCTATCGAGCTTGCTATGTTTAGAGAAAAAATCACTAAACGAATTCCTGCTGACATTGGTGGAGTTGATACATTCTTTCACTTTAAACGCATAGCCAAGGCATTTTGGCCTGAGAAAGACAATAAGGCCCCAGCTAATTTTATATGGCATCCATGGGCAGATAGGATGCTTCAAGCTGCATGTAAGCACGATTACATAGCAATAGCAGGGTCAGGTGGATTTGGTAAATCAGAAGCATTTGCTATATGGGCTATTATTAATTATCTAGCAGATCCAGAGAATACAATTGTTCTAGCTACATCAACAACTATTAAAGCGTCTAAACAACGTATCTGGGGAAAGATTGTAAAGTACTGGACTGTATGCGAAAAGCTAGGGCTTCCAGGAAAGCTAATCGACTCATTAAATACAATTAGGTACATAGACAAAAACGGAAAAGCCACTCAAGGTGACTTGTCTGGAATTACTCTAATTCCTGGTGAGAAGAAAAAAGAAAAAGATGCCACTGGAAAGATGCAGGGTATCCACCAAAAGAATGTTATCTTTGTAGCTGACGAGTTATCTGAGCTTTCAGAGGCTATTACTGAGGTTGCATTCTATAACTTGAGCAAGGGTTGCGAACGCTTTCAGTTTATTGGAATATCTAACCCCGCTTCATACGTTGATGCATTTGGTAAGTTTGCTAAACCAAAAGAAGGGTGGGAAACAATAAGCGTAGATGATGATGATTGGGAAACATCACGTGGGATTTGTTTGCACTTTGATACTCTTAAAAATCCAAACATGATTGCTGGAAAGAAAGTTTACTCATGGATGGATGGACCAGAAGACTTAGAGAAAGTTCCAGTTGAAGAAAGGAATACAGCTTCATACTGGAGAATGTATCGTGGGTTCTGGTGTCCTGCTGGTGTGTCGGATCAAATCTACTCTGAAGTTGAAATACTTAATGCTAAAGCTACAGACAAAGCGATATGGTTGGACAATAACCTTGTGCGAGTTGCATTCCTAGACCCATCGTTTACTAATGGTGGTGATAGAACTATTCTTTATTTTGGAACAGTTGGAAAGTTATCTGAACCACATGGATTTAGTGGATTGCAATTTGACGAATACATTCAGTTTAGTGAGGATGTAACTGATAAAACAATGACCAGATCACAACAGGTTGTTAAATGGTTTAGGAACGAATGCATTGTTAGAGGAGTTCAACCTAAAAACGCTGGATATGATAAGTCTGGTGCTGGTGGTCCTCTGGGTGACTTTATATCCGTTGCATGGTCGAAAGACGTGTTTGGTCTACAATTCGGTGGCAGGGCATCAGAAAAGCCTGTTAGCGCATACGATCCAACTCCAGCACATGATAGGTATGTAAACCATGTATCTGAAATATGGTACTCAGCTAAAGAGTATATGCGAACTGGTCAGATAAAAGGTATCGGTTCAGACCTTATGGTTGAAATGTGCCAACGTAAACTAGACCCCAATGGAGAAAAGAATCTCAATCTTCGTATTAAAGTTTTACCAAAAACAGAAATGAAATCTAGGTTTGGTATGTCCCCCGACATTGCTGACGCAGGAATGGGTCTATTAGCCCTCGCAAGAGAAAGGTTGAATCTTGATTCATCTAATGCTACAAAAGCCTTAAATCCAAGTAATCAATCAACAAGTAAATCTTGGAAAACACTATTTGGTAAATTTGATATTTATACAAAACAATCACTATGAATCACGAATCAGAAACATCAAGGAGCAAACATTTGCTAGAAAAATATTGCGTTGGAATTGGCATGGATGTTGGTTATGGGGGTCAAAAGATAACTGAATCAGCATGGGCATTCGATATGCCTCAACCATACACTAACGTGGGTGGTGACACTCAACAACTACGAGGCGATTGTAGAAAGTTTAATTTTATATGCGATAATGCATTAGATTACATTTATAGTAGCCATGTCTTAGAGGACTTTACGTATAATGAACTAATTGATATAATTAAAGAATGGCGCAGAATTTTAAAGCCTAATGGTTTTATTGTTACGAACTGCCCCAATCAACAAGTATTTTTAGCCCATTGTGCAGCAACGGGACAAGGAACTAACGATGCACATAAAGAACAAGATTTCTCATTATTAAACTTTAATGAAAGAGTGCTAAAGTTTACTGGAGATTGGGAGACTGTTTTTGAATATGATAACTTTAAACCTTACTCATGGTTACAAGTTATTAAGAAAATAAACATTTAACTTTATTAATGGAATCTAAAATCATTTGATTATTAATGCTTAATGGGATGTCTTTAGATGTATCATTAAGTATTTTAAACTCTATTTCTTTTCTTGTTTTATTTACTCCCTCTTGAATAACAAGTTGAATTAAATAATCAAGGTAATACGACTTAATTGTTTTATTATTTAACTGATATATCCATCCACCTACAGGACACTCAAACCTATCAAGTGTTTCTTTTATTTCTGTAGGAGGAATATTTATTTCTAAATTACCTATTTTTTTCTTAATAGATCCATCGAACGAATAATATGTATTGTATCGTTTAAAGATACAATCTGGAGTTGTTAAGCATACTTCTAGTATCGAATCATGCTTTAATCCTTCAGTTATGCAGTTAGGAGAACTCTGGTTTCCTATAAAGCATTCACAGCTTTTTATAGCTATAGCTAGATCAAGGTAAGTATTTATTTTTAACCTGTCTATTTTGCCATATCTATTACAAAAAACTTTATATTCTAAATCGCTTCCAACAAATAACATTTTATCCCTTAATGTATTAGTAAGTTCTTTCCACGGGAATAATGTATTATTATATCTTGATGTCTTGTTAACAATAATACTGCCATAAAACCTTTTATCTTCAGGACAAAATAACCACTGTTTAGAAAAATCAACGGGTTGTTTTATCCAGTTAGCATGCAATTCAGCTAATGTTTTTCCAAAAGGATGCCCATTTTGTCTAAAATCTATAAACGATTTATCTATTGTTTGATTAGAATATTCACCACATTTCCCTATGTATGGTTGAATTTCAAGTAATTCAGTAAGCATCCTTACTGCATATGGATTATTTTTAATATAATAATTCCCACCACCACAAGCCTGTACTGAGGCAAGACTTAGTATTATATCTCCTAAGTCTTTACTATGCAAAAAATTCATAGACCATGACTTTTCCAACAATAATCCATTTTTCTGAAATCTTGCTTTAATTCTTCAGGTAATCCTTTTTGTTGAACATCAACTGGAATATGCACTGCTGCTTTTAATGAACAACTACAGACAAGGCATACACCAAGCTCTCCATCCCTACTTGTCTTTCTATTCCCAACAATAGAATGAATGATTGATAATACTGCGGACATACACGCACCACAACCGAATTGCAATGTTCCATTCATTGGACAGGATGCACACATATCTGCTCTCCAATCAGCTTCCTTTTGGGATACGAAAGCAGGCTTACCAGACATTGTTTTTAACGCCCAGTCTTTCATCATATTTAAAAAAGATAAAGCTGCCTGTAATGTCAATTTCCTTCTTTGAATATTCTTCATGCTTGTTCTGATACATGCCTTCCCCCAATGAGGATTTTGCTTGCACATCTCAGACAGAAACTCTTCCTCCCAGACTGGCGATAACATTACACTATTTGCAAGTGAATGTTCAGTGTACGCTTTACGAATTGTTGGGTAATCGTAACTTTTAAATTCAACTCCAGTAACTGGATGTTTTATTTTCCACCCACCATTTGGTGAGTCTATTGTGTTTATTTCAAATTCAATCATTCAATCGACATTCGTTTTACTGCTCTTATTGCACGTTTACTTGCATCTTG